GACTATGATTGAAACAGTATTTGAAAATCGTTTCCAACACTTGGAAGAGATGCGTCGGATGGGCTTACACTCAGATATTATGAGAGATACAGCCCGCATTCAAGGTGGAGCTAGCTTACAAGGGGCTGAAGTGATGTCGACAGACTTGCGTGCTAGTGCGACCTTGATTTTAATGGGGCTTTTCCTTGTGATTCAGGGGATCACGGATGTGGGCTTAATAGACCTTGCGGCGGAGAGTATTGTGAAAATGGGAGGAAATAATCTCTTCCTCTTATACAGCATTATCGTGTGGGGCTCTGTGATATTTTCTGCCTTTATTGACAATATTCCCTATGTGGCAACCATGCTTCCCATCATTACCGGCATTTGCCAGCTCTTACAGATTGAACCCTATCTTTTGTATTTTGGACTCTTGACCGGTGCAACTTTGGGAGGAAATATCACCCCCATCGGAGCCAGTGCCAATATCACAGCAGTAGGCATGCTAAAGCAGGAGGGCTACAAGGTAGGATTCGGCGAATTTATGAAAATCGGCATTCCCTTTACCCTGGCCGCGGCAGGAACCGGCTATCTCTTCGTTTGGTTTATTTGGAGATAATTTAGAACTTCTTAGGACTATGTTTCTAGTGATAATGATGTTTGGAACTGTTAATTCACATAAAAGAAACATGATAGGAGTAGTTCTAAAATCTATGATAACCGATGTAGTTAATACATTTGAAGATTTTAAGACTATGTGGCTTAGGGAAGTTGATGATAGTGTAATAAGATTGGAGGAAGCTGGTGCATGCTGATGATAAAGAATTATTTGCTGCTTTAGTTTTAGCTATTATTTCAAGGAGGCATCTAATTTAGAAATATAAAGGAGTGGGATTAATGAATTTAGAAATATATGTTAGATTCTATAATAGAATTGATATAGAAAATTTTATACATAAATATCCTGAAACAATAGATTATTTTAAAAGTTGTGGATTGTTTTTAGATGATTATTTTTTATTGATTAATAATGAATATATGAGTGTTAACAATCCTTATACACAATTAAAATATCTATTAAAAGATTTTGAAGCTACAAAAAATGGAATTGATTTAGAAACTTGGGATGAATTTGATGATTATGAGTCTGAAATAGAAAATGAATTTATAGATATAGATTATAGTTATAAATTACCTAACTATATTAGTGAGTTGTAGAGGAGTGAACATAATGATTGAGTATTTACAAGAATTAAGAGTGAGAGCAGGAAACAGCATAAAAATTATCAATAGTCATATATTTAAAGAAAAAGTTATGACAGATAATGAAATAGAAGAAAAGAAAATTGAATTTTCTAAAAAAATGAAAGAGATTTACTCTTCTGATGGAAAAAAACTAGAAGTCATAGATAATATTATAACCGAGGTGAGATAATGGAGTATAAAGAACTTCAGAAAACAATTGAAAAATTAGACAATGGAGTTTATGAGATATGCCTTAAAAATGGGCAAATAACAAAAATAAATAAAGAGAAAAATCTAACACCATATCAAAAAACTGAGTATTTTTTAAGTAATTATCCTGGCTTGAAAAATAGAAAAGAGTATTTAAAAAAAAGTTTGGATAACATAGAGTTAAAAAAAATCTATTCCATCAACGAGATAAAAGCTACGAATAAAGATAATTTGAGCGATGTAGAAAAGATAGAGATGATAAAAGAAGAAAGAATCAAAGAAATACATGAAATAGATTATCTTGTTGATTTCATAGATTATGGGCTTTCTTTTGTGCAAGATGATAAATATAAAGAAATTATAGATTTAATTTATTTTAAGAAATTTAAAATAGAAGGAGTTGCCAATAAATTAGGAATTGATGAAAGTACTGTAAAAAGAAATAAAAGTTTATTAGTTGAGAAAATAGCTAGCAACCTATTTCAAAATGATATTTTGGAGAAGTTAAATAAATTAATTCCTTAAAAAATTTGCACCTTTTTTGCACCCTTTTTGCCCTTGTTTACAATTTCTATATGTAATATAATGTTAATGTGTAAAAAGGTTAAATGAAATTCATTCATAGAATCTTCCTTAATTTTTAGTGTATCGTTAGTAGTTTAGAGGCTCTACTATAAAAAGCCTCTGACAAATATTGGAGATTAGCTCAGTTAGTTAGAGCGTTTGCCTGTTAAGCAAAATGTCATTGGTACAAGTCCAATATCTCCAGCCATATATAACATCAATACTCTCGAGATTCTTAAATGAATAGGATACGTCCTCTACGGGAGTTTTTTATTGATTAGCCCACTTTCAGCATTATATCGGCTATAAACAAAAATGCGAGTCAAAGTGCACAAAGGTAGTTATTTACTACCTTCGACTGGAGAGTTACATTAATTGGTAAATGAGCAGTCTGCTAAGCTGTTGTCCTGATGGACTTATAGGTTCGAGTCCTATACTCTCCGCCAAACATAATATTATATAAAATTGGAGGTGAAGTAGCATTGAAATTAAATGCAAGACAAAAGAGCTTTATAGGATTTTATTGGGAAACAAGAAATGCTACTGAAGCTGCCAAAAAAGCTGGGTACAGTGAGAAAACAGCATACAGCATAGGACAAAGATTGTTGAAAAATGTTGAGGTGAAAGATGCGATTGATAAATTAATAGAACAGTCGAGAGCAGAAAATATAGCCAAAGCAAGTGAAATAGAAGAATTTTTAAGTCTTACAATGAGAGGGGAAATACAGGAAGAAGTTGTAGTAGTTGAGGGTGAAGGAGATGGTGTTTCTTCTGCTAGGGTTATGAAAAAACAAGTATCAGCTAAGGAAAGAATTAAAGCAGCAGAACTCTTAGGAAAGAGATATGCTTTATTTACAGATAAAACTAAAATTGAAGGAACTTTACCTGTTATGATTGTTGGAGAAGATGATTTAGATGAGTAAATTTATAAAAATAAGTTTACCTCAAATCGTTGGAAAGGGTTATAAATCATTTTGGAACTTCAAGGGTAGGTATAAGGTAGTTAAAGGTTCTAGAGCATCAAAAAAGAGTAAGACAACAGCTCTATGGATAATCTATAACATGATGAAATATAAAAATGCTAATACTCTTGTTGTAAGAAAAGTATTTAGAACTTTAAAAGATAGTTGTTATTCAGATTTACGATGGGCTATTAATAGATTTCGAGTTCAAGATTACTGGGAATTAAAAGAAAGCCCTCTTGAAATGACTTATAAACCAACTGGACAAAAGATTTTATTTAGAGGTTTTGATGATCCGTTAAAGATTACATCAATTTCAGTTTCAGTAGGTAGTTTGTGTTGGTGCTGGGTTGAGGAATGCTATGAGTTAACAGATGAAACAGCTTTTAATATGCTAGATGAAAGTATTAGAGGGGTTGTAGAAGAACCTTTATTTAAACAAATAATCATATCTTTTAACCCTTGGAACGAAAGACACTGGCTTAAAGGTAGATTTTTTGATAAAGAAGATGAAAATATTTTAGCTTTAACGACTAATTACTTATGTAACGAGTGGCTAGATGATGCTGATAAGAAGTTATTTGAAGATATGAAAAAAAATAACCCTCGTAGGTATCAAGTTGCTGGACTTGGAAACTGGGGAATAGTAGATGGACTCGTTTATGAAAATTGGCAAGAGTTAGAGTTTGATTGGAGAGAAATATTAAATAAAAGACAAAAAGCAAAAGCAGTATTTGGGTTAGATTTTGGATATACTAATGACCCTGCTGCTTTTTTTTGTGGAATATTAGATCAGGAGCAAAAAGAAATTTATGTTTTTGATGAAATATATCAAAAGGGAATGCAGAATACAGCTATTTACAATAATATAGAAAAATTAGGTTTTAAAAAAGAAATTATAGTTGCAGATAGTGCTGAGCCAAAAAGTATAGACCATTTAAAAGGTTTAGGACTTTATAGAATAAAAGCATCTAAAAAAGGAAAAGATAGCATTAATGCTGGAATACAATTTATTCAAGACTTTAAAATTTTCATACATCCTAGATGTGTTAATTTTTTAACTGAGATTTCAAATTATGCTTGGGATAAAGATAAGTTTGGAAAAGCAGTAAACAAACCCATTGATGATTTCAATCACTTAATGGACGCTATGAGATATGCACTTGAGGATTATATGAGAAATAATTCTGTAAGAACAATAGATAGAAATATCTTAGGAATAAGATAGGAAGGAGGATTAATGGATGTACAGGAATTAAAAGAAGCACTAGAGGCATTTATAAAAAATGAATTACCAGAACTTCAAAAGATGGAAGATTATTATTGTGGAAAACATAATATTTTGAATAAAAAAAATAGAACAACAGATAAAGAAGATGCTAAATTGGTTCATGACTACCCTGGATATATAACAACTATCGCCACTGCATATTTCCTGGGAAAACCTATCTCTTATACTTTACAAGATGATAAATTAAAAAAAGATTTTGAAAAATTGTCTGAATATTTGTCAACTGAAGAAGAGCAACAAGAAAATTTTGAACATTCTGAAAACTGTTCTATTTTTGGTAAATCTTATGAGCTTTGGTATAAAAATGTAGATAATACTATTGGAAATGTAGTTTTAGACCCAAGAGATTGTTTTATTTTGAGAGATAATACAGTAAAAAAAGAAATAACTGTAGCTGTTAGATGGGATAAAACTAAAAATAAAGAAGATAAATGGATTTATACATTAGAAGTTTACGATAGTACAAATGTTACAACTTATGAATTTCTATCCGATAGTGATAAAAAAGAAGTTCCAAATATAAAAGGAGTAACTAAGTTACACGGATTTAACCAAGTGCCAATTATTGAATTTTTAAACAACAAAAGGGCTTTTGGAGATTTTAAAAAAGTTGTTTCTTTGATAGATGGATACGATGAAACTGCATCAACTTCGATAGACGATATGACAGACTTCACAGATGCACTTTTAGTTTTAACTAATGTTGGGGGAACTGATAAAGAAACATTGAAAAAAATAAAAGAAGATAAATTAATGTTAATTGATGATGACGGAGATGCCAAGTGGTTAATAAAACAAGTCAATGACAGCTATGCTCAAAATAACAAAAATAGGTTAAATCAAGATATTCATAAATTTTCTATGATACCAGACATGCAAGACAAAGAGTTTAGTGGAAACAGTTCAGGAGTTGCACTTGGATATAAACTTTTAGCATTAGAACAATTGGCGGCACAAAAAGAAATGCATTTTAAAAAGGCAATTAATCAAAGATTACAACTTATGATAGATTTTTACAACTTAAAAATAAAATCTACTGATATTCAAAAGGTATTTACTAGAAATGTTCCAAAGAATTTAGTTGAAGCAGCTGATACAGCTCAGAAATTACAAGGATTAGTATCTCATGAAACTATTTTATCTATTTTGCCTTTCATAGAAGATGCAAAAGGAGAGCTAGAAAAAATAAAAGCTGAAGAAGATATTAATGCAATAAAAGATATGAACACTCCGATTAGAGTTGATGTAAATGGCTCAAAAGAATAGAGATTATTGGGAAGAAAGACAAATTAAAAGAGAAGCTAAGGCTTTTACTACAATACAAGATGTTGAAAAAGAGTATCAAATAGCACTTTCAAAAGCTAAACA